ACTTGAGCCAGATAATTGATAAGAACCCCTTTCACCAATTACCCCTAAAATTTCTCCTGGCAAAACAACAAGGCTTGTAATATCGTCCCCCATACCAATTTCGGATGCACCAGTTACGGCGCTCCATTGGTACGGGTAGCCGGTTGAAGAATGTTGCAAGCTACCCTTAAACGTAAAAAACAGGTGCCGCTTATGACATGCCACATGGGAAGGCGTGTCTGTCGTCATGCCGGTGTCTATCGGGACAAAAACATCGCCGTCAAATTCGAACCCCCTGTTTTTCCCGTCACACCCATACATTCTATATGTATCGGTTGAGCCATAAAAATTGTAACAAACCGTTTCGTATGTACCACCAGGAAGCAACGTAATAGCAGTTGCCGTGCTTGTTGCTGTAGCCTGCCCAGAAGCGTCAACATTTAAAACATCGGTGTCGTTAAATGTACCGCTAATGCCAGAGATTATCAGCCTACCAGCAGCATCAGCCCCCCAAGCGCCGGATTCCAAAACAACCCTTTCAACCGTTGCCGTCGCGCCCGAAGTAACCTGAGTTATGGTATTACCGTCCTCAATCAACCCAGTGCCGGTATCAAAACTAATCTCATAATAAAGCGTAACCTGCGACCACCCCGAAGAAGTTGCCTTCCACAAATTACAAGCCGTTCCTGCCGCATTATCTCGGAATACATATACCGTTCCATCCAGCACACCGCCACCGCGAATAGCCCCGCTACCAGTAGGACGCGATATGCCAGCCCTTGTATTGTCTGCGGCAAGATTTTTGATCGTTGCGTGAAGACTGCTTGTCGGCGCGGCGTCTTCCTCAAACTCGCCATCAAGGGTTCCAACCGTTGTCGCCGTAGCATCAACAATTTCCTCGTCCTCGGCGAAATCGCCAGACATTGAAACAATAGCAATCGCAGTAGTGGTAAGATAAACAACCACACCTGTTTCGCCAGAAATTGCTCCCGTAATGGTGTCTCCGCTTGAAACAATTCCCTCTGTAAATGTTCCGGCACAATAATAATAAGCGGTATCTGAAGGGGAATCTGAACCATCATATCTTTCATAGCCGTCTATTCGTCTAAGACCGCCATTGTCCCCCGCCTCATAGTTCATGGCTAAAATTGCCTTGCCCGGTTCTATCGACATGGCAGGGGATACAAGATCGAGGCCACCCTGAACCTTCGTATACTCAACCCTTACATTGACTTCAGGTAGCTTCATGCCAGTGGGCTCCCCCACCCGATCTTCGGAAGCTGAGAATATTCCATCGCTCTCATTAACCGTTGGTATTCTGCTTCTCCGTGAGCGTATTTTTCTGGCGCTGCCAACAGTCCTGCATAATATTTCAATGCTCTCCAAACAATTAGCATGTGAAAATCTGACGGGAAAATTGGCGTATCGGTGTTGCCTGACAACGTATCAACCTGTTTAACGTATTCACCAACACAAGTGTATGCGTCGTCTGGCGTGGGCCAAAAAACAATAGAATTGTTCGGTTTGATGGAAAAAACTGACGGCCTACCAGAAGGAAGCGAACCGATCATGTATGCCCGGCGAAAGTCGTCCCACGGGGTATATGTTATTTGGGCTTCGTCCGCTGCATCGAGGTAAATCCTCACATCGTCGGTCTTCCACTCTAGTAGGTCGTCAATAGATAAAGAGGCGGGAGTGTAGGTATAAGTCCCGGAAATCAAAGCAGAGGAAAAATCTCCTTGCCTAAAGTTCCAGGTTGTATGAAGAGACTGAATGTCTTCATAGGCGCTATTCACCCATGTAACAATTTCTCCTAGCTCCCCTACTTGCCCAACAACAGAAGCCGGGCCAGTCCCGGATACCCCCGCCTCCATTCGCAATCTCTGACAAAGCTGAAGATAGTTCAACTCGCCAAAATCCTTTCGAGCCATTCACGGCCCTTGGGGTTCGGATCGTTTAACACCTCGAACGGATAAGACAGAACCGCCCGTTCAACCATACGGATATTGCTCGGGTCCCTTGGGTCTGCCGCCTCCTGTTCGTAAGTGTAGGTCCGCGCTCTCGCCAACGCCTCAACATACTTCCGCTTAACTTTCTGCTTTTGCCCGCGAATAAAGTATTGAGAAATACCATTCACCGAAGAATAGACAGGGGCCGGGTCCAAAGCTGATGTCGCAACTCGAACAGTCAAAATCTCGTTGGCAAACGCCTCGCTTTCCACGTTCACGTTCTTACCGGGAACCTCGATCTCACCGCTATTCCCGATTTCATCCAACGGAAACGTGCGCTCCCTCTCAACCGCCGCCTCAACTGCTTTTGCCATATTACCTCACAATCCGCATAAGTTTAAAAAAAGGGGCCAGTCCCCCGGCCCCCGGTTAAGTTAAGAAGTCATTGGGGAAACCGGAACGGTAAACAAAATAGACCTTCGTGCCCTCGGATCTGCAATGTAGTTAATATAGCTTTGAATTTTGTTGCTCATGTGGAATCCTTTCCGGGCAACCCTTGTTTAATCATTAAGACAAGTCAGACGCGCCACACTCGATACGCACCATCCAGTTTTCGTTCAGCCGCACACAGGAGTACCAAAAATCGGCACCCACATAACCGAACATACCGGACGGGTTTGCATGATTCTTCTGAGAGGCCGGGATAATCGTCGGAGAAATCCCAGAATACCCATGACCCTTCAAAGACACATGACCAAAAGCGTCTTCAGCCATGACCATGACAGGATAAACGTCCACGTTGGCAGCCCCGGCAGAAAGCATTCCGGTAACACCAACAGCAGCCCCGCCGGCCAGGAAGGGAGCGAACAACGGCGAAGCGATAAACCGGAAATCCTCAACAGCCCCAAACTCGCGGTCGTGAAGCGGTTTGATCGCACTCCCGTACTCAACCCGCTTGGTGAAACCCTCAAGATTGCGAATATCGGCAATCACATCGCTGTGGCAGAACACCACATAACCCGGCTCAACAGCGGAAGTGCCAAAGTCTGGACCGGGTTTAATCGCACTCGTCACCTTGCTAGCCCGGTTTTTCTCCAGCGCACGGGCAGCCTTGCGAAGTGCATTCAGGCTGATCGCGGTATTAACACTGGTACGGGCCGCGCCGTTGGCATAGATAACCGCAGTCCCGCCGCGCATCTGACCATAGGCCACAAGCTCGGCAACCTCAGCCATCGTCTGCCCGCACACCTTTGCCATATCTTCGGGAATATCGTCCTCGTACATCAACTGCGCCTTGCTGGTGAACTTGAACAGCACGGCATACTGAGTCAGGGTAGTCGAAACGTCCGTGTATGTGATAGTATTCGCAGTTGGGGTCACACCTTCAGACGTAACGAAGTTTGCGGCGGTAATCGACGGGGTTTCACTATACCCGTCAGCCGGGTTGGCCACAGCGGCTCCACCAAAAGGAACAACGCGCCGAAATACAACAGTATCGGTCTTGTTTAACGGTTGCTCTTTCTGCTGCCCGAACTTCCCCAATACCTGGATGTTCTCGGCAAACTTCAACATTTTCAATTCGGCCCGGAGTAGGTTCCGGGATGCTACTGTATCGTATTTTTGAACAGCCATTTAGCTACCCTCCCCATATCTGCTTCGACAAATGCCGCCTCAACTCTTCTGGCGTCATGTCGGCTTCAGACTTGATTGGTTTTTCCGAAACGCCTGTTGGAGAAACACTTCTCTCAAGGCGCTTTTTTCTTTCTTCCTTCACATTCGGTTGCGTCGGCTTTAAGCTGGCCTTGTAGGCGTCCAAGATCTCAATGGCGTCGTCAGCCTTTGTGCTTGCAGCCTTGTGCTTCATCTGTTCCGGTTGCGTCTTAAACCAAGACCAAAACTCCTTGGTTCTCAATGTTTGCTCATAATTCGGATGCCGGGCGGCAACAATTCGTTTTTCAATCTGCTCGGCAATCTGCTGCTGGATCTGTTTTTGGGACGTTAGAATGGCGGCTTGCGCTTCAGACTTGGAAAGAAACTTGTTCTCGTAATCGGCGCTCTGCGCGGCGATTTTATCTTCCATTGCCGAAGCCCACTCCGGAAAATCCTCCTTCAAGGACTTCCACGTTTCGTCGCTCTTTTTTGCAGCGTCTATTTGTGCCTGTGTCGGCGCTTTATCCCCAGCCTTGCGAGTATCAACGGCGGCACTTTTGGCTAAATGACTCTGAATCGCCCCTACACGCCCCTCTGTCGTTTTCAACCGGGACGTGAACTGTTCCAGCGTTGAACCAATCGCGTCCAGCTTTTCCCTTAGGGCCGCCGGAACACCGGCCCAGGGGTCTTCTTCGGGCGCTGCCTCTTCGGCCTCGCCCTCCGCTTCAGGTTGATCTTCTTCTTGGGGTTGAGCTTCTTCTTCATCCGGCTCATCCTGAGGCGGTTGCTCAAGCCCTTCGTTCACGTCAACCTTCGGCGCTCCATCAAAAACCTCTGCTACTAATTCATCCCTGATACCCATAAATCACCTCTCGGCACCGAATATCTCGGCGGCGATTCCTTTGGAGCGGACTACGCCCGGTCCTGCTTTTTCCAATTCCAACACGGCCCTTGCCATCTTGATCTGGCCCCTAATGGCGGCGGTAGCGTTCGCGTCCAGGGTCAGCTTCTCATTGCGTTCATGTAATTTTTTTATCTCACCCTCTAAAAATTCCTTGACATATTTCCAAGTACCTGAATATGTATCAAGCTGCGGCTCCATATCGTTTCCGGGCAACGCCGCATAAAAAATTTTATCCTTCCTCCACGGCCACTTAAAGCGCATACGCACTCCCTGCCGGCGCTCTGCCGGGCGGCTCAATCGGAGGCTTCGCTACTTGCGGGGAGGTCCCCGCTAACTCCTTCTGGGTTGTCAGCTTCATGGCTTCCTTTGATAGCATCGCCTTGATTTCCTGAAGCGTAATATCTCCCCTCTGAGCCAACTCAAGCATCTTGATTTCACGGTTAAGCATGGCAATCTGAAGGTCATGCTCCCTCTTCATCTTCGCCTCTTCGCTGTCCACCTGAAGCTCTAACTTCGCCCCCTCCTGCCGCATCTGCTCCCGCTTAATCTCGCTTTCGGCTTTTACCTGCGCCGCTTGTTGCGTCGCAATCGCCCTTGGATCTTGTTGCGGGTTCTCCCTAAGCTGGCGCTCGATCTCTTCAATTTCTTCATCCGGTTTCAAAATGTCTATTTTCTGTGCAGCCAAAGCAAACTTGATCGCCTTCTTCCAGTCGATAATTGCCCCAAACAAAGGATCGCCCTTTAGTTCCATCATCTGTAAAATAGCCTGAGACGCCCTTTCCCGTTGGAGCAATATCGAGGTTCCCCTTGGGTCAACCTCATAATCCCCCTTTACCTCGTCATTGTCTGAATACTGCATGTTCCAGTGGTAATAGCGAGTCAAATGCGGACGGGTAATTTGGTCGTCCCAATACTTTACCCTACTCCTTAACGCCACATTGGAAGCGTCAATCTTCAACTCCACCGCCCCCAATGTTTCTGGCGGCCCCATCGGCTCCTGCGGGAATGCCATCGGCATAGCCGTTTCAATATCGGCAAACTTCAGCGCCAACTCAATAATCGCCTGCAACTCTTTTTGATTGTTCTGTAATTGAAATTGTGCAAACGCCTTGCTTACATCTTGAATATCGCCGTCATAGCGCCATAGTTTTTTGCCGGTAAGCTCCCACTTGCCGTCTGCCGGCTGAATCCCCATGCCGATAACAACGTTCGCCCCTGCACTGTCACCAGCATTATCCATCATCGCTCGCCATGAAGCGGTAATCACCCTCTGGACCCACATCAGAATACGGGCTACGCCAATCCCCCATACACTCCCAGAAACTGGCGTCCAAGTAAAAAAATCGTAAGGCAAGTCCCCGGTGTCCAGCGCGTTCAAAGCCGCCTTAATCGGCCTGTCGTTTGCAAATACAACACAAGCTGAAAGCACCCCCTTCATGCCTTGACAATCGCACCCAAGCGCCTCAAGCTCTTCGGCATTCAAGTCACCATTGTATTCCCAAATCTCGTATGCGTCCCCTTTCCCACGATACGAAGTCTCAAGCTCCAAGGTCTTCTTTTCCCCCAAACCAACCATAGTCCGCTTGGGGTCTTCGGATAACACCAACTGAATTTGATCGTCCAGGTATCCCTCAACGCCAATCAACCGCCTGAGCTCTCGCGGAAGAACATAGTCGCGCTCCCATACATACGAAGCCTTCTTTATATCGTCGCCACAATGAGGGTCCGGGAACACATTCCAATAATCAACACGCTTAGAATATGGCCGGTGTTCCTCAATCGCCTCCATTATATAAGCGCCGGCCTGTTCGTCCCGCCGCCAACTCTTCCTTATCTTGGCAATAACGCTCGGCCCCTTCAAAATGCCAGTGCCAACCTTGACAGCATCCCGCACTACCTTTCGGCATTCGGCATTGAAAGAACACTCGGTAAGCTGATCGTCTATCTCAGCCTCCATACGCTGCATCTTTTCCTTGGCAGTCTCAATCTCGTTCTTTGCCAATTTGCCAAGGGTTACAGGCCCTTCATCGTCTACAACCGGCTGACCATTCAAAGAAACAGGCGTCTTGTTCTTCAACTGCTGCATCAAAGTCGGGACAGGAGTCGTCTTTAACCCCCAATTCCGATCATCCACCGGGAGCATAATGTCCGCAAACCTGCCCTCAGCTTGATCGCATCGGCCACGGATTACGTTCACCAACACCCTCGACCGGCGAGGCTCATTCCCACGAACAAACGATTCCCCTGTAGCGTAGCTGACCATCGACCGCCTGTTACCAGGTTCGTTCCCGTCGAAAGCATCTTCATCCTCAAGCCACCGACGCTCAACCCCTGAAGCGGCCCTGGCTTTCACGGCCATCTCGCGCTTGATCAAAATCTGGTTCGCCAGCACACTCAGCGCGTCTTGATACAAACCCTCTTCGCTATAAATGTCTTCCATTAGTAGCCCACCACATCATCAAGAACGCTGTAAGAAACGCTCGGTATAACCTCTAACCCCTTGTATTTCTCAGCACGACGAACACCTTCAAGCGCATAGCGAACGGCGTCTACACAATGATTGTGCTTATCCTCAAGAAGCGGCAAAATCTCACCCGTCAAAGGGTCGGTCTTGTACGAATACTTGCCAAGCTCATCTATGACATGGGAACACCTTGGATGAACAATAATGTCATAGGACTTCATAAACTCAATCCCATCCTCGATACTACCCTTGCCCTTCTTCGCACGGTTCATCTTTGGAAAACCGTTGCGCTGCATATAGGCAATAGTCTCTGGACGAGAACTGTCAGCGGTAATGAAAAATTTTCTCGAACCTGGAACACGGTCAAATAATTCAGGCAAGAAATCTATCTCACACCCAACCATCCACGCCTCGTGGTCGATATGCAACCTTCGGCCATCGGCAAACATCCTAACCAAAACAGCCGGATCATTCGCGTACCCCCAATCGGCCCCCAACCGATAGGTCGCACCGGGAGGACTATCAAATTCCTCAACAGTCCAATTCTTAAAGACCCTCGCGCTTCCCTGATTCCAATACTCACCCAGCCAGACATGACGGAATTTGTCGGGATCTCGCCGCCTGTCAGTCTCAACCTCGTCTAATAGAACAGCAGGGAAATTAGGATTGTCGTAATAATTGACTTGGATTACTATTGCGTTTGGTGGAGGGTTCTTCCTTAAAAGCTGGTCAACAGGATCGGTTTCCTTGTTCGGGTTCCAACTAAACCAAAGCTCGGAATTATCCTTACGAATCGTGGGCCTTAAAAGGTCAAGACTCCTTTGGCTTAAAACCTGTGCCTCTTCCACCCACGCAATGTCATACCCCTCCAATGACTTGATGCTCTCGGCGGTATGATTCTGCATACCAATAAAAATAATCAAGCCGCCGCCAGGAGTATGAATCTTGGTGTCCTGAATCTTAAAACTGCTCTCAAGGTTGAAATGCCGAATCCGGGACTCAAGCAACTTTTTGACAGACTGTTCCAAGGTGGCCTGTACCTCACGGATACAAACCGCATGAGTTCCCGATGCAAGCAAACACCGCTCAATCAGAAGGTCAGCGAATGCCCAACTCTTGCCCCCGGCCCGGCCTCCCCACAGGCCCTTGTACCGCGAAGGCTCAAGCAGCGGCAAAAACTTCCTTGGCGTTTTCAGATCAACAGTTGACAATACCCACCTTTATCACCCCTACACAACTTGTACCATAAAAGTGTATCGCGTGTCAAGTGCCACATGAGACAGTGAGACAGTTGACTACTAAGGGTGGATATGGTATAGGTAGATAAAAGGAGAAAATAAAATGACAGAACCCACTCAGGGCCTAATTAAGGAACTTAAATTCCAAGCCCCAAGGCTGGCTGATCTCGCCAACAGGCTCTTCAAAGAAGGATTCAATGTCCTCGTCGCTGAAGGACGGGACGGTAAGGTGTCGCTGATCGTTAGTGAAGGGAAAACTAACTAAGACAACGCCTTCCCAACGTCAAAGGTTTTCCGGTTGTTAAACTCGGCCAACTTGCCATCGTTCCATTGGCTAATAGGCCGTAAATATCCAACAATTCTGCTGTAGCACTCTACCGGCTGGAAATTCTTGAGAATAGGCTCCCGCTCATAACAC